CGAGGTCGGCAGCATCGAGCAGGGTGGGAAACAACACCTGCTCCTGATCGGGCTCGACGGCGAGGCGCGGTTCGGCGACCGGCAACTCGGTTGCATCGCGGTACTCCCTGTGGGGGTGGAGTAGATGTCCGATCTACCCGCGACCACGGGCGGCGGCGGCATCGTCCCGGCGCAATACAACCAGCAGCAGATCCAGCTCATCCGGGACATGTGCGCCCGGGACTGCACCGACAACGAGTTTTTGCTCCTGATGCAGCTCGCGAAGACCTACCAGCTCGATCCGTTTGCCAAGCAAATATGGGCGGTCAAGTATGGTAACAACCCCGCCGCGATCTTCTGCGGCCGCGACGGGTTCCTGGCGATTGCGCACCGGAGCGGCAAATTCGACGGCATGGAATCCGGGACGCGCAAGGACGGGGACGATCTCGTCGGTTGGTGCCGGGTCTATCGGAAGGACATGAGCAGACCGTTCGAGGTCGAGGTGTCGCTCTCGGAGTATTCGACCGGCAAGAATCTCTGGCAGACCAAGCCGAAAACCATGATCGTCAAGGTTGCCGAGTCTCACGCTCTGCGCCGGGCTTTCGGCATCAGCGGTCTATACGCTCCGGAGGAGATCGACACCGGCGACCGGCCGGAGCCGCGTTACGTCGGCGAGGTGCCGCCCGCGACCCCGACGGCCTGCGAGGTCTGCGGGATCCCGGTGCCGGAGGAGATCCGCGAGAAGACCCGGCCCCACACCGACCGGGTGCTCTGCGTCGAGCATTTCAGCGAGTGGTGGAACGCGCAGAAGGAGGCGACAGAATGACCTCCTCCAAATCCGTCTCCTGGTCGGCGCTCGTCAACATCGGGAACAACGAGTCGCTCGCGCTCACGGTCTCCGGCGAGGCCGCGACCCCCGACGAGGCGCGGGACATATTCGCGTTTGCCTGCGGACAGTTGCTCGGCGTCGCGAACTCAGCCGACGAGGCCACGGCGCCCCTGATCCGGGCGTATGTCTCCCGGCTCGTCCAGACAGAGGAAGCGCGGCCGGTGGAGCGGGAAGCGCCCGCCTCGGCGCCGAAAAAGGGGACGTGGGCGCCGAAGATCACCAAGTCGCCCCACGACGCGATGCAGGCGGCGAAACAGGACACAGTGCCCGCGACACCGCCCTCTGCGGAGGAGCAAGCGGCGGCGGCCGTCGCACAGTGCATCAAGCCGCCCGCCGAACCGCCCAAACCGGAGGCCTCTGCGCCCAGTGCACCTCCGGAGGGGTTTGGCATCTGCGCGGAGTGTGGCGAGGCAGTGCCGTCGAACCAAGCTAAACTCTCGAACCTGTTCATGAACAAAACGCTCTGCAAGACGTGCATGGACAAGAGCCAGGGGGTCTCCTGATGCCGCCGACGTACTCGGAGACGCACCATCTCAACGTCGACGATGCCGGACTGGCGTCAGTCCATGTCGCCGTGCACCTACAGAACGTCAATCCGCAGATCGCCCACCTGCTTGTCTTGCGGGTGCTGGACGCAGCCTCGGCGGTCGCAGCCGTCCCTGAGCAGGGAGTCCCAGGGCAAGTCATCCGGCCGCAGACGAGCGGTCTGTGTGTGCATTACGACCCGAATGGGTCTGCTCCCGAGGACGGCGACGGGCCGGACTATCGCGAGGATCCGCCGCTCTGCGCCTACCCTTATCCCTGCAAGGACGGGTGCCCGCACCTCGACAACCCCGAGATCCTCTGCCCGGTCAAGGACGCCTGCTACGCGATGTCCGAGGTTGCTCGGATGCGGGAGGCCTGCGAGGTGGAGCGGGATGAGCAGGACGCAGATATGGCGGACGTCGCCCCCTCACAGACCTACGAGACCGCGGCGCCCGAGTGGGTCGAGCCGGAGCCGGACGACGGAGCGCTCCACACCTACACCGCGACCCGCAAGCCGACGAACCCGAACGTATGGAGCGATGAAGAGATAGAAGTGATCCGGCGGGCGCAGAGCGCGGCGGAGGCCGGTCACCTTTACGTCGATGCGTTCCCGGAATCGAACCGGACGGTGGCGGCCGTATCCTCGCGATGGTATAGACTCCGGGCGGCGGGGGAACTCATCGAGCCGGAGCCCGAGGAGCCGGTCTTCGTCGTCCCTCACCCGACATACCGCCCCGGCACCCGGGTGCGGATCAAACATGCGCTGCACCGAGGGCAGACCGGCAAAATTGAGCGGTATTTCCCAGCGACGGAGAACTACCTCGTCGCGATCGACGGGCTGCCCGACAGGATCATCCTCCGGGACAAGGATCTGGAGGTAGAGGCGTGACGGAGACGAAGCGCTGCTCCAAGTGTGGCGAGGTCAAGCCATTGGAGGGGTTCCGCCGGGACCGCTCCAAAAAACAGGGCAGATACTCCCGATGTCGCGAATGTGAGCGCCAGTACGATAGGATCCGCCGCCCCAAATCGACTGCCCCCCACCATGTATATCCTCTCCTGAGAGATCGAGCATGGTTAGATCAGCAATACTCGCGCGAGTATCGGTCTATCGCTGAGATCGCGACAATGGTCGGGTGCAGTTATAAGACGGCCCGCCTCGCGATCAAGCGGCATCAGATCCCGGTGATCCCCTTCGGCGTTCGCCGGGCACTCCGGGCGCGCCTGGAAGCACAGCGCGAAGGGGTGCGAGCATGAGACCTAACTCCTGCGTCGGCTGCCGGTCACACTACCGTGAGCGGCACTGGTGGATCTTCATGATTGATTTCTGCGGCCTGGACGGCGATGTGGTCGGGTTCGAGTGCCCGATCGGGTGCATCGACACCGAAGGGTGCCCGGCCTACGAGCGCCGGCCCGCATGGCCCGAGGGGGCGATCGCATGACCCGCCCGATCCTCTACATCTCCGGCCCCTACTCCGCCGGCAACGGGCGCACGGTCGCGGATAACATCGCGATAGCCCGGAAGTATGCGGTGGCCGCCGCAAACGCGGGCTGGATGCCGTTCACCCCGCACCTCAACACGGCGCACTTTGAGATCGACTGCCCGGAGGTTCCGAACGAGGACTGGATCGACGGCGACATTGCGATCCTTCGGCTCCTGCCCCGGGCGCGCGCAGCGGTGTTGCTGCTGCCGGGATGGGAGCAGAGCAAGGGCGCGCGGCTTGAGCGCGATTGGGCGATCCACCTCAATCTAGAGGTCTTCGACCCGCCCGCGACACCGTGGGATATCCCGCCCGCCGCGGCGTTCAGGAGGCGGTACCGGTGACATTCCGCCCCGCAGGCGAGGCGCGGCTCGACCTCTACACCGACGCGATGCTGCTCGATATCGGCCCGGATACGTTCGTCGTGCCGCTCGACCGGCTCGCTGACCTCACCGCGCACCGACGACGCGAGGTCGTGGTCTCCCGGCGGTACTGGGGGGATGCGCCGGGCAAGTTCTGCGACGTCGAGCTAGGGATCTGGCTCCGGCGCTCACAGACGGGCCGGTCGCTGATGCTGATCGAGCAGGGGCGCGTCTACTCGATCCCGGTCTACCTGGTACTAGAGGTCAAGGACGGGATCCGGGAGTCGTGCACGATCTCGATGCTCGTCACCGATGCGCGGCAACTCGACGACGCACACAGCCGGCAGACGGTGCTGGAGGTGTAGGCGTGACCTCCGGCGACGCCTGCGTCGCGCTCGATATTGACGGCCTGCCTGTGGTGCTCGTGCTCCCGGAGCGCGATGTCGAGTTGATGATGTGGCCGTATCGGGTGCACTGTATCCTCCAGGAGGGGTGCGGCGATGAGTGACGACCTCATCCTCCCACCCGAGGTGAGGCTCGACCCGCGCCTGGGGCTGCATGGCGGGCAGTACGTCATCCTCACCTGCGCGATCTGCGGGCGCGAGGTGCGGCACCCACTCCCGTGGTATCGCGCTCAACTGAAGCGAGGGGTGCCGCCGAAGACGTGCTCCACGAAATGCGGCGGGGAGTATCGGCGGCGGAAGGGGGTGCCGAAATGAGGTTCCTCTGGTTCACAGCCGGGTTCCTGCTCGGGGTCGTCACGACGGCGCTCGGGCTGCTCTGGATGATGACAATGGCGGTGGTCGCGTGAGATACTATCTCGCGGCCCCGTTCGGTGCAGACCGGCGCGATGCTTATCTCGCGGCAGGATTGGATCTGCTATACTCCCCGACCTATGGCAAAGTGCCCCGCCCCTGCGAAGATGGGCGGTTCGCCCTCGACAATGGGGCGTACTCAGCCTACGCCAACCACCTCCCTTGGGACGGTGATCGATTTTACTCCTATGTGCATCAGATTGAGGAGAGGGGGCTCTCGCCAGAGTTTGTAGTGCTCCCGGACATCGTGGCCGGGGGGTTGCGATCACTCGTTCGATCGGTCGAGCACATTGAGGCGCTCCCGATGGCATGGAGGAAGTACCTTCCGGTGCAGGATGGGATGGGTAAATATGACCTAATTCCCTCCATCATCGACCGTGTCGACGGGATATTCGTCGGAGGGTCGACGGTCTGGAAATGGCGCACTGCGAAAGACTGGTGCGAGTTTGCGCACCTCGTGGGGCTTGATTGTCATATCGGGCGCGTAAACTCCGAGCGGCAGATCCTCGCCGCGCGCCACGCTGGGGCGGACTCGGTGGACGGGTCGACCGCCTCGCGCCAACATTCGGTGGATCGTCTCCTACGATATCGGGCGCTACTACAAGAGCAGGCGGTGATTGGATGACCGACTGGTGGCGCAAGCCTCGGAAGTGGAATATCCCGCTGACCTACGAGCCGAAGATCGCGGGCGTCCGGGACGGCACGATCCGGCAGACGATCCGAGTCGGCCGGAAGTTCCGCGTCGGCGATCTGG